GGACATGCTAGCGCAAGCGGCTTCGGTCGCGAGTCAGCAGCCGGGACCGGTCGTAGTCAGCCGCAAGGCGGACGGATCGGTGGTGACGTGTTGCAACGAATGGGGAACCATTCCGGAGTTGGAGAGAACGTACTTCGCGAAAGCGGGGCACCAGTATTGTCCTTCTCGGGACGTGCAGCGAGCACGAGAAGTTCCCCTATCCGGTATTATGAATGGTCGATCTTGGCCACTTTCGTACTCGGCCTCGTCTACTTGGGAATCGCTCTATCAGACACTCCGGAATTTAATTCCGCAGTTCGTTCATGGGGCACATATTCTGGGCATTTGTCATGCAATCGCCCAGGAGAGTGCCCGGTTAGGGTATATGATTCAGCAAGATGCGTTGGTTCAGGTCCTCGGCGTAATTACTCCGAGTCCTTGCCTGACCAATTCATATTTGATAAGGCACAACCAGCGACTCCTGAATGGATTTTGCGTGTTGGAGAAGGAATTCCACCTCATCAGTGGGAAACCGTTCTTCCTCCAGGGCTTCTTAGCCAAGGAGACCAGTTTTGGTACAGCACGTCTGTTCCGAGTTGGGGCGATCTTGCCCTACGGATTTTACATGACGCAAATATTCGCTTTTCGAATTTAGTTAAGCTATTTGCACGATACTGGATGCTGTGGGTAGTAGCGGGGTATAGGTCCTATATCCGTGAAGAGACTCGTTTATTCATATGGCTAACAAGCATATGTTTATCCCTCACAGTAATGTTCATTGTTTTGTTCAACTGGGTGAGTAGGCGCTACTTCTATGCGGTGGCTATTCCCCTTCCCAAACCAACAACAATCGTTCCAGGAAAACTGCAAGTCACTCCAAATGAAATTAGCGTAACAGCTGAGACTAAAGAGGGGCCCGTTCAGGTTTTGCTTTCGGGTGAAACCATCGGGGCAATTACAGCTCTTTCTTCGTCGCGACATTCTAAGACGCAAGAAAGTGCTATTGTTGGCTCACGTTTCGAACCCGTGCGACATAACAAACTCCCGAAAGGGATAGTAGCTATCCGCGCTGTGGCTAATGGGATGGTCGTTGGTATGGG